ATAAAATAAGATATATATCATTTTGTACATCTTTTGCTAAAGTAACATGTAACCTAAGAAGATCTTTTGCTAAATACAATACTTCCTTAGCAACATCAGCCTTTATATCACTCTTTCCCATATACAAGTAATATTACTAATAACCGGAACTCCTCAACTATCTTATAGAACAACCCTTTCATGGCTGTAATACTTGATAAATGCAATTCTCTATAATAAGATTCCAAGTACCTGTTGTGTCACATTCTTCTTCATGCGGGTACATTAAAATTACTTTATTAACTTGATCTGTAGTTAATTTTTTCTTGATGCTATTAGCTACTACTACCACATCAATTTCAGATATATTACTTACCATCTTATTCTGTTTTTAAAAGTTGTTTTAACTTTTTCTTTGCTATTTCATGCTGTTTCTTGAAATAGTAAGATTTTAATTTATTTGATTTTCTGTTACAAAAGTCAATCATATACTGACAATAATCAATGTAATTATCAAGTTTTCTTTTGCTCTTGGTATTTGTTCTATATAATATACTACTCATATTTACTGTATTAAATTTTCCATATTCAGACCCTGGTCTTCCATTAATTCTCCAATCATTTCAAATACTCTATCTAGAGTTTCTTGACCTGATAAAGTATCAAAATCAATCATATACTCTACTTTTCTTTTTACATTGACTTTTAGTTCCCACAGTACTAAAGCCATACCAAGAGCATTACTCATTCTTTTATGATCCATCATATCTTCAGGCTCATTCATATCAAATTCAAAAGTTGCTTTCATACTCTTTTATTTAAATAATTATAATTTCTAATATGTGTGATTCCAGTTTCTTCACTACATAAACCACATTCTCCAATAAAGAATGTACAGATCTGTGCTTTATCTTTCTGTTCTTCTGTAAGATATTTTACTCCACATTTTACACAGACATAATCAGATTTTTTATTCTTCTTCTTTGTCATAAATTTCTTTTTCTTCAGAACTAAGTTCTTCATATTTAGGTATAACATAACCAATAATCATTTCATTTTCAGTATAGTATTCTTGATTTTTATAACCAAAATAAATACGGTTAGTTTCAAGTTGTATACTTCTTTCTCTTTCAAGTTGCATTTTAGATTCATTACTAAAATACTTTTCATTATACTTTCTTTTTTTAAGAATAAGCATTATCAAAAGATACAATTCTGAATCTTTTTCAAGTTTCATAAGTGTATTGAGTAGTGCATTAGTTGTATACCTACAATAATCAATTTGATAAAACTCATTTTTTGTTTTCATATCAACTTTTTATGTTTATAACAATCTATACATATGTGATAACCAGGAGTTACACTTGGTACATATGTGTGTTTACAAAATAATCTTTTAATCTTTTTCCACATCTTGTTTATTTTTAAGTTTCTTTCTTTTGTTTTTACTAAGTCTAAACTTTCTCATATCCCAATCCATAACAGTCTGGCATAATCTTCCTAAAGTCATAATAGCTTCTTGATCAGATTCTGCTTCAAATGATAATCTAGCTTTGGTAGCTCTATGTTGAAAGATATATTTAGACCTTTTACTAACAACTTGTTCCATACTATTTTTTAAATTATTTAAAATATATATCTTATTGTGTTCCAGGGTAATATCTCCTGGTGTAATTTTTTAAACTCCTCAATATAATGTGCTTTAAGAGCATATTTATACCTCAAGTTAGCACCTCCATACTGAGATATTTTCTTCTCTTGTATTTTTGGTTTCCAAAGTAAACTTTCTCCGGGAAGATTATTAGCAAGATTAGCATAATGCTTATCTACATTGTGAGTTAAGAATATTACTTCAGCTTTTACTCTGTCATCAGCCCAACCATTCATTGAGGCCATTGCTTTAATATCCATAAATAAATTTTCATATTTTAGTCCCCAACCTTCAAAACCTTCCTCTACAATAACAGGACTAAAGTTTAAATGAACCTCATAACCCGCATTAAGAAACCGTCTTACAGCAGCAAGCCTATCAATAATATGATCAGTTCCTGGTTCAAGCTGTTGTCTATATTCTTCAGGCATCATGCTGAATCTAATTCTTACCTTACCTTGAGGATTAAATGTTAAGAACTTTTCATTGACATACTTAGTAGCAAATGATGCCATAGCTCTTGGATGTAAGATAAAAAAATCAAAGATTCTCTCCCACTGATGGTATTTAGCATGCAGAGCAAAGTCTTCATTGCAAGAGATATCATAAGTGATATACTCTTCATGTGTTTGATTTGGTTTTTCCACATCAGCAAACCATGCATGATCACTGATAGCTGTTAATATATCTCCATGATTTTTAGCAATAGATAAACCTGTAGGTTTATTTCTTTTCATGTAGCAGTAACTACAGTTATATAAACAGCCGTGCCCAAAGGACGGTGAAATATAATCTGTAGATCTGCCACTGGGTCTAATAAGCATTGACTTTCTAGACACCTGTGTAACTAAACTCATTAAATCAATTTGTTAATTCTTGATACTCTTTGAAATATTTTTCTAAATATTCACTGTAACCAGCATGAGCATAGCTTCTGTCAATATGTAATAAGTATTGAGCTCTTGTCATTTTATGTCCTCCTACAAATTCTAAGTATAATTTGTAATCAAGTACACTATGCTGCCATTTTTCAAAATGTGCAAAACCTTTCTTGCTTCCCAAACTTTTAGTAGGTCTTACTCTAGGATGTCTCATACCAAATAAATTATTATTTGTTTTAAACAAGTTACTACACATGTTACTTTCTTGCCGTACAATAGCATATGCTATCTCAGGATGATGTATATTCTTTTCTAGAATATAACTTACTAGTAGTTCTCTATCTAATTTAGAACTATCTACTGTTACTACATCTGTAGTATCTTTAATCACTTTCTTTACAACCTTAATTTTTTTATTTTCACTTTTCCCTAAGCTTACTAAACCAGTTGTAAATACTGCAATCATCACAAACATTACTCTTACTCTCATATACATATTTTTTAAAAATGCAGGAATTCCACCTGCTATACCCTGTTGTAATCCGCAAGGCTTAGAGCTACTTATTCACTCCCGTACTTTTAGTTTGTTTGGCTTTTCTTTCTTTTTCATCAAGCTTATTGAAATACTCAAGCCTCTCTGCTATTTTCTTGTTTACCAGATTGTAGTCTGGCATATTGTTCTCCTTCTTCATTCTCTTTTTGTTTTAAGATTCTAACAGCTTCATCTACACTTAATCCATCAGGTGTAATACCTGAGTTGATTAAATCCATATACAATTCTTTAATCTTCCCCATGTTCTGTGCCTCTTATGATTGCACCAATAATACCTCTAAAAGGATCATTTTCTTCTTTACCAAGTCTATGACCAACTAAAAAACATACAAATGCAAGCTCATTAGGATGTCTTACACCTTTACTTGCTTCAGCAAGTATATTTGTTATAGACTCATGAGCACAAGCTGTTTTTGTTATTGCATACAACTCACTTTTTCTTTCAGGTGTAATACCTAATGTACCTGTGATAGTATCATCTGCATCATCAATAATCTTAACTGTAAGATAGTCTTGGTAATCAGGTAAAACTATTGGTGTTTCTTTTTTACTAAATAATTGAGAGATCCAACTCTTCTTCTCTGACTGTGATTTCTTGTTTTTCATAAATTTCTAAAGGTATAAAGCGTGAAGCACTATAATATTCATACGGAAAAGAATCTGGAGAAAGAGACACTTCCTCCAATTCAAATCCTAATTCATTGCCCATAAGTGCTAATTGAACAATTTGTTTTACAGTATATACATTACCTTGAACTATCCATTCTGTAAGAGGAATCTTACCTGGCTTATTCTTGTCATTAATACAAACTACTTTAAGCATACTCTTTTATTTCAGATTTTAACTCCATCTGTTCTAAAGATGTGTTAATCTCTAACATATCCATATAATTACCAGATACAATATCTACTGAACCTTTACCATCTGCTATAAGAGCGCATTGTTCTGCTTGATGGGCATCATGATTACAAAATCTAATTAAGCATGCAATAACATATAAGAAATCATGGTGATCATCATTATGCAAAACAATCTTGTGTGTTTTAGTATCTTCCATATTATAATTTATGGAATTTTTTTCAGTATTCAACATTAATATATTACATTAAATGTTTTGTAAGTTACTTTAGTTTGGTCAAATCCTTCTAAAGCTTGCTTAACCCAATGTTCATCAATAGTATTCTTATAACATAGAATATGTACTACTGCTGTCTCATCTGGATTAAGTCTCAATAATCTACCAATTCTTTGGGCAGACTTTCTCTCATTACCATAAGCATGAAGAATAATACCTTGTCTAAGATCAGGAATATTAACACCTTCACTCAACTGATGTACAGTTGAAAGACAGTTAATCTTACCTTCTTTAAACCAAGTTAAACAATCTTCACTTTCTTTATTACCACTATGGTAAGAGTAAGGAGATAATAAATCTGCTTGCTCCTGTGTATTTGCAAAGACAATAACTTTATTCTTCTGAGTAATGCTTGCTAATAATTTCTTAGTGTATCTTTCTTTACTAGGATACTCCATAAGAGCGCGCATTCTCATGACTCTGAGCATTTGTAATTGACCAGCACCAGACTCAACTCTTTGAGACCAATACTGATAATTTAATTTCTCTGAGGTCAGGAAACTGTTATTCTTATTCTTTACTAAATAATCTTTCTTATCGGACAACTCTACCATATGAACAAATATCTTATAATCATTTAAGATATTATTCTCTACTGCATCATCAGCTTGAAAAGAATATACAACAGGACAGAAATCATTTACCATTCTACCCTTTTCAGAGCCATGGTGTTTAGGAGGAGTACCAGTAAGACCCAGTATCTTTCCTTTGTAGTTCTCTAAGAAGAATCTATGTGAATCCAAAAGACTGTGTACTTCATCCAAATAAACAATATCATAATCATTAGGATCATGTTTGTTTATGCTTAGATAGGTAGTAAACACAATTCTTCCAAGTAAATGAGCTTTATCAAATTTACCTGCATCATCAATCCATGATATGAATATAGATTTCTTTGGTGCTACAACCAAAACTTTCTGAAGAGGTGTAGTATTTCTTTCTACATGTGTTAAACCAACTTTGGTTTTACCAACACCTGTACCCAATACTATTGTACACCTTCTGTGATCATCAGTTTTGCTGATAGCTATATCTTGTACATCATCTTTTGTAATCATTTTAATTATTTTAACCAGTTCATAACTCTTGCATCTTCTGGATTTAAGTGTATCCAGTCATGACAATTTCTACAGACAGGTAACCAAGTACTTTGTACTAAATAGAATGCATCTCTATTGGCTCCTGCAAATGTGTGGTGAACATCAGTTGTTTTTGTAGAACAACCAGCAACATTAACCTTACACATGGTGTTATCACTAAGGAACTTATACCGGAGTTTTAAATACTCAGCATCTTGTTTCTTTCTTTTATCAGATACTGTAGGAATTACATTCTTATGTTCAGGATCACCTGACTTAACTTTAGCCCAACAGTATTGACAATACTTGTTACCTTCATGATTCTTCCAGATAACTTTTTCTTCATGACATCCGCTACAAACTTTAAGCTTTTTCATCCATTAGTTTTAATACTGTTTCTGTAATTTCTTTTACTTTTCCAGGAAATCCTGATTCTGTACCTGACCAATTGCTACCTGCTAATAAACCTTGTGTAACTGAAGTAATAACATATTCTCTTTTAGTTATTCCTGGTTGAAGAAAGCCAGCATGTACCGTAGCAAATGCTGGCTGATTATCATTTTTTCTCATTGTTGGTTTTTATTTTTCCAAAGATAAGAAATTTTTAGGTAAGATACCTTCAAGCATAAACAACTCAACTAACTGATCCTTATGTATACACAAGTCTTTGAAAGTTAATGTGTTCTTGTAATTAGCATCCACATCTTCATAACTATTTAATTCACTTATAAGTGAACTATTAGGAAATAGAGACAGTAATAATTTATCAGTTAACTGTTTTGTTACTCTGTGTTTGTAGTTATTAACAACTAACTGTGCACGGTTATAAACATTATGTATGCGGGACTTCTTCTTACTACACATAGTATTAAGCTCATCTACTGATAGAGAGTCTATACCATATAGTGCTCTTTTGTAAAGATAATTCTGATAAGTGTTATACTTATCTTGTTCAAAATCCTGATATTTCACAGGTTTTGCCATATAATCTTTGATGTCTTGTTTTAGCTCTTCCATAATCATATACATTTTTAAATCATAAAATAATTTACCTAAACAGATTCTTTCAAATCTTTTTCACTTAATTCAGATATATCCAATAGAACATCCATTAATGATGTATTAAGCATTGTTGCTGGATTTTCAGTTTCAAAATCTTCTACATTAAAACTTGCTTCTAAGATTTCAATAGCTTTACTGATTAACTCTGTTAATTCAGCTTTAATTTCTTTTACATTTTCCATAATCATATTTATTAAAAATCATAAAATAAGAGCCTGCCGTAACAGGCTCCTTGTTAATTACTATAAGTTGAAACCTTCTGCTTCTGTGTCAAACTCAGCATTAGGTTGCATTGCTTTTGTTTTAGCTTTACTAGCTTCATTAGAAGCATAAGCAGCTTTTACTTCTGCTTTGTTATCATGACTAATCAAGATATCTTCAGCATTTGCTTTAGTAGTATACTTTGTTCTACGGTGAATTGGAAATCCACCTAATGTACAAGCTACATTTGTTTCACCAGCTTTTTTGATAGATTTACTTGGATCTTTTTTGTTAAAAGGATCTAATGATTCTTCAGCAATAATAGTTCCTGACAATTCTTGACCATCAAAGTAACCTGCTGATTGTAAGTCTTCTACAAGACCGTGAATAAGAGCAGAAAACTCTTTACGCTTCATGAATCCATTATCATCAATAACAACTCTGTTTTGTACTACACGTACATATCCAAAAATAGGGTTTGCTGATTGGTTAATTACCAATTTTGTTGCAGCATCAGCTACAACTTTAACTTTTGTGTCCATCTCTTTAAGTTTTTGAGATTAATAAATAAATTGATTTTTTGAGTAGAAATACTATATCACACAACTACTCATTGTGCAATAAGAAATAAATACAGGAAGTATTTATATATCCAGATTATCTGTTAAATCAATGATATCATCAAACGGTATGCTGTCATCAGCTATATCATCAATTTCATCATTTGGGAGAAATTCAAAGTCATAAGACTTTTCTTTGGCATTATCAATACATGCTGAATCCGTGAATGGATTGGTAGCATAATCACCACCGCCAACAGATATTAAGTACTGAATATCAAGATCAGTCATGTTTAAATACTGATCAATACTAATGTTAATTACTTTTCCGTTTGGTAGCTGGTATAACATGTTTGATTAATGTGTAGTAAATGTATTACATAAATAACAAATACTGTTCAAAATTAATCAAAAACATGCCACTATATAGCTAATAACAAAGAGAGAGCTATTAACTCTCTCTTATTATTATCTGGGAAAAGCGTCCATACAGGACAAAATATTATAAAATACTACTAACATCTAATACAGCTTCAAGAGGTAGATTAACTGTACCTTCTGGGAAGCCTATTGTATATGCATTGTAACTATGATATCCATTAAAAGATAACACAGTACCATATACAGCTTCATCTATTGTATTCTTATCAAGAATTTCTTTCTCACTAGTACCAAGCCAACCAGTTTGTTCTCTATGAACTTTAACTTTGGTACCTGCTTTAATAGGTTCGGGAATCATTGTTCCTATAGAAAGATCAATAATCTTCCTACACATGTTCTCACTCTCATAAGTATAGAGAGTGAGCATTTCTATAAGTTTGTTTTTAACATATGCATCATCAGATGCTAGTAATTTGTTAAATAACACTGTGAATGTATCTATATCATACTTCACATAACAAGTTCTAGGATCCATAAAACACAAACATAAATAGTAAAATACTTACAGCAGCAATAAATATCACTGTGCCTATTATGAATTCTTTTAAGAACTCTTTAAATTTTATGTCATCTATAATAGCTTCTAGATGTAGTTTCTCACGCTCAATGTTTTCTAACTTTTCCCTTTTTAGTTCTAGCGGAGCATCACTACGTTCTACTGAATCACTATAGAATATAAGTGATTTTATCCTTTGGTCAATCTCTGTCTTTTCCATTGTTTCTCTGTATTATAATCAGTACTGCTTTTCTTTCCAAACCATGAATGTATATAATTCATTGGTTTATAATCAAAGTCTTCATATCCCGGAAGACATGATACAAACTTTGTTACTTCAATTGTTTCTTTTTTTCTTTTTGAAATCATAATTTTATTTTTTAATTGTTAGTATAAAATACTTCTTCATCAATAGAAGTATCAGGCATTTCAAGAAAATCATCATACTCAAATGTTCCTGTCTTAATATAATTAATTACTTCTGCCTTGTAGGCATAATCAATTACTTTACCATCTTTGAACCAGATAGTATACATCTTGTGATTTTCATGTTCTCCCGCAGGAGTTACAGTTCCATTCATTAGGAACCATACAAAAATTAACTTGCTCATGTTATTTGTTTTTAAAAGTTATATACTTGTTCTATTAATTCAGATACCTCATCTTCTGTAAGATGACCTCTGACATCTCCATTAGCAACTTCATTGTCATAATGTAATATAGATTCATCCATATCTGGTGCCATGTAAATCACAGCAAGTTCATACAAACCTTTGTCACCACCATGTGAATAAGGTCCTTTAATTACTGACACACCAAAGTGGTTGTCAAATAGTAGCCATGCTGCTACACCATCCATGTCATCTTCATGGAATTCTAAGTCTTTAAATGTTTTCATTTGATTTTATTTTTGAGATTAATAAAATGAGTGAGCTTATTATTGCTCACTCATGTATTAAAAAGGAAGATCATCAAACATACTAGTAAGTTTTTCATCCCATTGTTGACCAGCAAATGAGTGCACTTGCTTTGTAGGAAATACTTTCTTTGCACATTCAACTGCAACAGTATCATCATACACACCATAGTCACCAGACTTGTAGTATAGAATAACATCATTATCAATGATTTTAATCCAACCACCATTCATAGTACCCCAACCATTTTCACGATACATCTCACTGATGTTACTGTGATAGTTTGCTCCAAATCCAAAAGGATCCCAACAAAATCTATAGGTCTTATCATTATAATTCTGTTGAATTATAAATTTGATACCACTACTGCTGACTTTGATATTAGATGTATCAATCTTATGAGAATACACCTTAGAGGCAACATCTCTAAGTTTATCCTTCATATCCTCTACCTCAGTAGCTTTCTTAGCTAGCATTTCATTCCATTTTTCAGGAGTTCTTTGAGCTTCTTCACGCTCAATGCCTTCCAAGTACTTAGCATAATCATCTTCATCATCTTGTTGTTGTTGATGATAAAGTTCTTCTTCGTGCTGATCTGCAACTGTAAAATCTGATGAGTTAAACTCATCAACTATTTCAGTTGTAGAAAGTACTTGCGCAATGGGTAGCGCATCAATTTCAGCCTTAATTCTGTCTGCTCTAGCAGCTAGTGTCAAAATCTGATCTTCTTGTGCTACCTGAAGTTTATACTCATCAGGTCTAACTACTGCTAAAAATAAAGCAAAGTCTCTAGGATTAATACTGCAGTTCCAAATACCACCTGCAAATGACTTAAAGTCACTTGTTGGTACAGAGAAACTATTATGTTTTGTAGATAGTGTAATACTATTTCTACCATAAGTAACTACCTCGTAGATACCATTTCTTGAGTTTAAATGAATTTTCATAATTTTTAGTTTTTGAGATTATTATTGAGATTATTATTGAGATTATATATTTTACAGAGTTTCCGGAAGCATTTACTGTCTTAAAGCACATAACACTAATAACAATACTATAAGTAATAGTAATACTGATTAATATATGTATAGACACACTTAATACTTTATATACAGGGAAATGCTTAGTCTTGTGTTAGCTATATAAATATTCATATACAGCAAGTTAGCAGATTATGTATGCATGTAATAGGGTATAGATATGATGGAAGTATGACACCTTTCACCACTTTATCACACATCTGCACACAATTTACAAAAAATTAACTACTTGATTATCAGTGAGTGAGTCTCATTGTTACACACGGTGGAGACAAAGAATATTATGTTTCCAGAGTAAGCAGATTCTTCCTACTACACAACTTAAATAGTATTAAGTAGTAGGTAGTACACGCTACTGAGTGTATTTATAATAGTATTAAAGCTGAGTAAGCTTAATTTCATTATACACCTACTACTATTTAGTTAATATATAGCTTGATAACAAGATTTATATTAAATAAATGGTTGATTGGTAGAGGGTAAAAAGAAAAATACTAGTGACCTAAGTCACTAGTATCTACTACTTACTACATACTATCTAAGTTGTCTGTAGTTTCTTCTGCAGATTCTTCTGCAAACTGTACCTCCACTGTTCTTTTCTTTGCAGATACTGAACCTACAAACTTGTCTGCAATACGGTCTGCAAACTTGTCTGCTAATACTGCTGATGCTTCTGCTGCTACATTAAGCCTTGCTACATCTTTGTTAAAAGATCCTGTGTCTAAGGTGAAGTTACCATCCTTTTTAAGGATCATGTTAACTTCATCTTCCATGGAGATATAGTTTGTTATAAACTGAATTTCTCCACTTGGACCTACTGAAGGATACTTCACAAAATTCGGAGAATTTTTGTAAGCCTCAATTTCTTGAGTAGTTCCTACCACATTGTAAATGTGGAATACATTTCCTTTCTTGCTTCTTGGCGAAGCTACATAAACTGCTTTCATGTTACTTGTTTTTAATTATTAATAAAATTTATTTTATTATAAATTAAGGGTTGATAAGAAGGAGGGAAAAGAAAAAAAAGAACTTGATCAAAGTTCTTTTTATGTTGTCTTCTTGTTAATTCAATGTTTACAACATCTACATTGGTAGTCCTGCTTCCGGCCAAGAAGCCTGTAATAATCAGATTGTGCTGTGACTACTTGGCATATCTGATAATATATCAATATAAGTGAATGGTTGATAGAAGAGAGGGAAAAAAGAAAAAAATTAAGGTAGTCCTTAGACTACCTTGATTGTTTTTGGAATAATGTAAATGGCATCAAAGCCTTTTGCATTTTTGTAAATCCTTCCTTCAAAGGTGACAACGTCTCCAGACTTGACACCTGGAAGGAAGTGAGCAAATGTTCTTGGTAAGAAGCTGTCATTTATGACGCTTTTTAACACTAACATTTTCTCAAAAGATTTAGATTTGAAAACTTTCACCAAGAAAGTTTTTGAAGATGAAGCTGAGGATTTAGTTTCCATGATAAATTAATTTAATTTATTATGGGTGCAGGGTTGACCATTTTTTCACTAGAAAAAATGTTATAGTTATATTACATATGCAATATGTGGTTGAGCAAGCACCGGGGGTAGGGGCCTGACGCGCGGGGCGGGGGGTTGCTCCACTAGGGGACCCAAACATCTCACTACATATACAGGCCCCAAATACTCCAAGTATATATTAGTAAATCTCTCAGAGAGATATTACCATGGGGTAAGTTACCATGTGGTAACATAGTGGGGGGGGTTATTACACATCATGAAAATTTTATAAAAAATTTTTTGAAATTATATGTGGGGTAAGAAATGTTGTATATATTTGCTCTGTCGTTTAGGTGCTGTTTCCGCAAATCCTAGTATGTTGTGT